AAGACGGAAAACAATGTGCAGATGATGCACACACCGTTCAGTGTAACCGTGATCATATTCTTGGATGGGAAAAGTTTACCATTGAACCCGCTTAATTTTTCAAATTATACACCATAAAATAGAAACTGGCCTCTTTCGGTAGTTCGTGTTCTTCGACACTCTCATCGTTCGCTAAAAGCCATTTGTTCCGTCTTTTAACGAAACTTACGTAGTGTCCATCGTTTTGAATACCCACATGTACCGCACATGAAATAAGATTGTACTCACTATTGCCGATGACCATCTTTTCTATGATTTCTATGTGACTCTTACGGTCAAACGAAATCATGAGGACCTGTGGAAGTTTTGAAAACACCATACGCGACGTCGCTAAGTGGTGCACTTTACCATCGGTATCTTCAAAGTTTTCTATGGTATTCCAGTCAGTACTTTTTTGAAGCATTGCGCCCATATCCTTACCTTCAGCAGTTATCAGATGTACACTGAAATCCTCTTCGTTCGATGACTTTCCTCTAGGCCATATCGTTTCTTGTGTCTTCTTTCCATAGAACCACTCCTTTATTTCGGGTCGTGACCGTTCGAGTATGTCTATGATGCAAAGAATGGCTTCTTGAACGTCGTGCTGTTCGTTCGTCCTGAAGCGGGGAAACTCCTTTTGGAAAGCTTCTATGACGTTCTTAATCGTGATGTGCTCTTTACCCCTCGTCCAATACGTTTTAACGAGGTCACCGTACAATTTCGTAAATTCACAATCACCCGTGTACGGATTACGGATGAAATAGTTTGATAGTACTGGAATGTACAACAAACACTGAAGGGCGGTATTGAAGTAGCAGGTATTCCCGTGATTTTCGAGCCCTTTCATTACATTTTGCGAACATTAAACACTTAAGAGAATGACGCGAAGTAAAAAAGATAAGAAAAAAATGAACGTCCAAGCTATCGTCGATAAGGTTCTCCCCATTTTCGAGGCTCATAAGCACGAGGATGATATCGAAGTCGAAATTCGTCTTGGTAAGCATAATGGCTCCCTGTTTGATACCAACGTTGGCAAAGATACGTGGCAACAAGTCCTCAAAGGCTTGAAGAAGTACGAAGGCTGGGAGTCGAAGGAAACCTCTTCCGTAGACGTCTACTATAACGACAGCAACAACATTCGCATTACTTCTGATGAAGATTCTGGTGAACAGTCTATGATTCAGAAAATCAGTGTCGTGAAGGAAGATTTCAAATGTGATCCTCTCGATGTTCGTTTCTGTGTAGCCCGTGAGATTCCCACCACCGGGGAATACGAGATGGATCGGAAACGAACCAAGACTCGTCACTCGTTCGTGCGTAAAAACCTGAGTATCGACATGACGATCAGCAGTGGTGACAATGCGGACATGGACTCTGAAGAAGAGGCGACCTACCAGATTGAACTCGAAATCATGAAACCGGGTGCCGTCGATGACGTGTACAAATTTTTCAATATCATTCATAAAGTGGCCGACCTTTCCAAACTAATTTCTGTGTAAACATAAATGATCTATTACATCTTGGCTTTCCTGGTTTTGTTTCTCATCTACGATAAACATACCGGTTCACATGAGGTTGAAGGGTCGAAGTTCTTCTATATCAGTGACGGTGATTCGAAGGCGATGTATCTTAAGATGCACGCCGACAACATTGGGGGAAACGCACTGAAGCGTTTTGTTCAGATGGAGGATGAATTTCTTCAACTCGAGCGAAAGTCAGTGTGTACCGGAATTCCTCAAATAGTTCCAGCTAGTATACTTTCTAATAAAATCAAAGACGCATTTCCAAAATACGACTTTTCGTACCACACATTCCATCTTAAACAGATCGCCGAACCTAGTAAGACGATTAACCGAAAAATTAAGTGCTAATAGAACACATTTTACAAGCAGGTGTCGGAAACTATGGACAACTGATTGTATAATAAGGACCGTTCTTTCATCTTAATTGAATAGAGTACCCTCGGAACCAACAGGCATAGGCTCAAGAACGCGACCGGTATCGACCAGTTCAATCTTGGGTTCCTTAAACTCGGGGCGAGGATCGGCGACCTCTTCCATGGGAACGGGAGGGGGTACGACTACCTTGGTACCCTTGCACCCACAGCCCTTCTTCTTGGAAGGGCAACCACCCTCCTTCTTTATATTCATCATACCCCACACAACCAGGATGAACACGAGGGTATGTACGAGCAGACCGAGGGTCGAGGGGCAACCCGTAGGGGTCGAGATCCACGAACCCAAGAGCGCCCTGACGAGACGAAACGTCTCGGGATTCGCGATGATAAAAAACGTGAGACCGGAGATGATGGAGATGATAAGCTTCTCCTCCTGCTTCCGGCCACCACAGCCACATCCACAATCTTTAAATAAACCCATGATTACTTTTGATATATGTCAACAAAAAAACTTAATTAAAGCCAAGCCACCTAAGATAGATATAACCCACTACCAACAATGTCGCTTTCTATCCAGCAATCCTCCGATTTCTCTCCTGCCTCCGTGCAGTTTTCGAAGCTTCGCAAGAACAAGAATGGCGGTAAGGCCGTCTACCTCAACGCCGGCGACAACAAAAAGCTCTACATCCAGTTTCCTTTCATGCGTTCTCCTTACGGCCTGAGCGCTTTCACCGACGAGGGCACGGGACGCACGTCTTATTCTCTCGATCTCTCGTTTGATCCCGATAACGAGGAGGCGATGGCGCTTCACAACAAGCTCAAGGAGCTCGACGATATCATCGTGAACACCGTAGCCGCCAACTCTAAGGAGTGGCTCGGAAAGGAGTTCAACGTCGCCGTTCTCAAGGAGGCGCTCTACAAGCCCATGGTTCGCCCCGGTAAGGAGCAGTACCCGGCTACTATCAAGCTCAAGATTCTCACCAAGCCCGACGGCACCTTCGTCCCCGAGTCGTACAACATGCAGAAGCAGCCCGTTCCCCTCGATAGTATCGAGAAGGGGCAGAAGGCTATGGCCATCGTTGACCTCAATCAGATTTGGTTCATCGATAACAAGTTTGGTGTTACCATCCGTCTTCAGCAGTCTCTCTTCGAGCAGTCTGCCAAGCTCCCTTCTTTCGCCTTCCAGGGTCTTGACCTTCCCGACGATGACGTCGTCGACGACGTTGAGGAGGATGAGATTGAGGAGGTTGATGATCAGTAAATTCCCGAATCCAAATGGACTCGTTCCCTTCCCTTCCCTTCTTGTTAAGTTGAAAATAACTTCTTAACAATAAGTAAGTATGTCTAATAAGAACATTGAGAGTAATCTTAAGAAGTTACTCAAGGGTGAGAAGGCGTGTGTACCAGAACACTTCCTGAAAGTTCCTGCTTATAACTCTCCTACTTTACGTACTGGTAAGGGTAGACCTATCAGTGAAGGTCAATTTGGAAAGATGTACCGAGGGAGTATCAATGATAACGGTCGTAGATATGTCGCGTACAAAGAAATAGATACATCTGATAGTACCGATGGTGCCTTTGAGTTTGAGTTCAAGGTTGCCCAGAAATTAAAAGAGTTCGCGGTTCCCGAGGTGTACCTCTTTAAGAAGTGTCCCATCCAAGATAAAACACCCAAAAAAGTGCGTAAAAAGAATGGTACGTTGGTCCAACCAACGAGACGTACCAAACCCAAGGATATTCTTTATATGGAACTTCTTGATGCTATGTCGTTTTATTCGTGGTGGCAAACCAATCCATCTCTAGATGCGGTAAAGTCTGTTATCGTACAGGTTTTTGATAATCTTTACCGAATTAACCAAAAATTTCCAGACTTCCGTCACCGTGATTTACATGGGGGAAACGTGATGGTTAATCCAAATATTCTCGCCACCCAATACGTTTGGAAAGTTGACCTCGGTCGTAAAGTAATTCGGAACGACCCTGGTGGATCTTTTAGGAGTCGTCTCGGTTCACCAGATATCAAAAAGTATAATCGTACAAACGCTGGTGTGGAAGCAACTATCATTGATTTTGGTTTGTCCTATTGGTCTGAACGCATGCCAAACCCAGAAACGGCCAGTGGTGGATATACTGGTGCGGGTATATATGGAAACCGCCCAGGTACGATTCGCTATGATACACACAGGTTCTTGTATATCATTTACGTTAAGGTGCGACAACCGCAAAATGCTAAGGAGCGAGCTATTAAAAATTTCATCGAAGAACTCATACCAAACAAAAAGTACCTCGAGTTTAACGGACCCTTCACGAGTGGGGGGTATCTCGTTAAAGACACTTGGGCTAAGGAAGAAATTCCCTCCTTCAAAACTATCCTGTCTCACCCATTCTTAACTGGTGAGGAGAAACCAAATAGACCAAAGACTCTCGCGGAGGCTCTTGGAATGATTCCTAAGGCTAAGACTCCCGTGAAGGCTAAGACTCCCGTCAAGGCTAAGACTAAGTCCCCTAGTCCCAAGCTCTCAACTGCAGAAAGGAAGAAGAAGATGAACAACGCGATTAAGAGGGCTGCGGCTGTACTTGCAGCTAACAAGAATAAAGCCAAACCAGCTCAAAGAAGGCCTGGTGTTGTGCGCCCAGTCACCGAGATTAAGACGGCCACTCCTAACGCACCTTACGGGGTGATGTCCCCTTCCAATATAATGAATCTTGCTAGGAAGGTCGAGAGTGGGAGGAAGAAGGCAGCTAACAAGCTGAACGCCAAACTCAAGGAAATCAAGGCCATGAAGGGTAAGACACCCACACCCGTTCGTCTCAAACAACCGTACACTTTCACCGATATAAAGGGTAAGAAGCGTGAATTTGTCAGAAAGTTTGCGTATGACAGGGCTTTGGCTAAGAACAAGGCTGAGAGGGAGAAGGCAAACGAGGCTAACCCAAAGAAGTACACTTTCATTGACGTAAATCGTAAGAAGCGTGAGTATGTGAGAAAGGGTGCATACGAAAAGGCTTTGGCTAAGAATAAGGCTGAGAGGGAAAGGAGGGCACAGCCAACGTGGTCGGATAGGGCTCGAATGAAGAGGGCAGATCGCGGTCAACCTTTTAACATGAAGACACCTCAAAACGTAAGGAACGCCATAAAGGCTGGTAAGAATATGAAATTTGTTCAGGGTCGTTTCAAGACGGTCACACCAAAAGCTAAGACTTTTGTAAACAAGTTTGTAAATGCATTAGATAAAGATGAACTCAACGCACTCAAAAAGAAAGTTTGTCAACCTTAAAAATCCTCTTAGTACCCTCGTCAACTTCAGAGAGTATCTTAAACTTTGGAGTCTTGACGAGTTTCTCACCATTCTTAGTGACGAATGATTTCATCCGTTCAACTTCACCACGGGGCATTTTCCTGGTGTACTTGAGCGCGACCTTTTTGTTTCCGATGTTGAATACAGTCGATGACATTTTAATATTTAGCTATAATAAAATGCAACGTTCGACTATTCTCGTGGCACTGGCTATCGGTGTCGCTCTTTTTCTACTCTACAAGAACACCTCCTCCACCTCCGGGAAATGGACTGTTTACGGAACCATGGGTTGCGGATGGACTCGTAAGCAGTTAGATTACATGAAGAAGACGGGTACGCCTCACACCTTTGTCGATTGTGATAAGGGTGGGTGTGGCGGAATGGGTGCTTTCCCTACCCTCAAGAGTCCCAATGGTAAGAAGGTCGTTGGATACACCGAGGTATAAGAATTTATTACTCATACGATGACTGTTTCAACGTATCAATAATGAATTATTGATGACCTGGTGAATAACTATTTAGATACCACGGACGACCTGGAGAGAGATGGAAAGGATGAACGCGTCCAGAAGGGTGGAGATGGGCTTGAGGACGGAGATGTGCTTGGAAAGAGAGCGGTTCCAAACGAGACGAAGGATGAAGGTGCTGATGAGAATGTTGAGCACGAAGATGAGAATCTCGGTGATCATCTCGGAGCGAGACTTGGACTTGGTAACCTCTTGAAGCATTTTATTACATACGGATATTTTTTTCTAGATACATTACAAATGAGACCCCTCCCCCTGAGTGGTTCAGAAAATAGGTTCACAAACAGGCGATGGGGAACTCCGAAGGGGATCGGGAACAACAACTGTTACGCCTATGCTGTGGGAGATTACGAATCGTACCGGTGGCAAAAGTCCATCCCAGGTGATCGTTCCGGTCTCTCCAATGGTCACCACACGTATACACACTGTAAGGGACTTCCCGGACGCGTTATTTCGGACAACCCAAAGAAGGTCTATAGGGCGAACGCCACTGATAAGTGTAAAAAGGGGTACTTCAAGGTCATGATGTTCGTTTCTCCTGGGAGACCGATGAACTACATTCGCCAGGGAGATTTCCACTTTTACAAACAACACGGTGTAGTCGAGTATAAGATCAAGCCTGGGGATACGATCGCTCGGGTTGCCAAATTTTTCAAGGTACCAGAGTCACGGATAAAGAGGGCTGGTCAGTTTAAGGTCGGTAAGCGTATTATTTTCAAGGCTAACGTTTTCAGTCACAAGCGGGGCTGGGCGACAGGTCCACTTCTCACTGATGCTAAAGGTAAAGCCATCACTGACCCTCGTAAAGCGTCGAGGGATTATCCAGGTCTCAACTACGAAAAGTACTGTTCATCCTTCTGCGTCAAGGATCGTGGGATCAAAGTCGGTAAGACTCACCCCAAGGTCCGCAAGAATACTATCTAGATCCGGTGTATCTTCTACGTCAAAGGTAATATCAAAGGTGTCGAGTACCTGGAACACAGATTCCTCGTTTAAAGTGACCGAGTTTGCAACCGCCGTATAATTGTTTCGTATCGTGACGATGATGTTAAACTGGGAAACATCGAAAACTTTCCTACACGTTGGGCACGTATTCTTACCTTGATTCTTCCATTCCTGTAGACAGTGGGAATGAAACATATGTCCACATCGAAGTGCGGGATTGACCCTCGTACACCTGACTTCATTTAGACATATGGCACATGTCGACATTCTACAAGAAGGTTTTAAGTTTTTTTCATGGATTTTTCTCACCTAGTAAATATCGGGAACCTTGAGAAGAGGGTTGTCACAGGTGTTGCAGTTACCCTTACCTTGCTCCTTCTCTTGGATCTTAGTGAAGAGCTGGGGACCCTGCTTCTGGAGAAGCTGACGGTACGAATAGTTGTCCTCGAAAGAGATGCCATTCTGCTTCATGACATAGTTGTTAAAGAGCTGGGCTGAGGTGTTTACGGTAAAGCACCTCCCATCGGCCATACCAAGTCGCTGGGACATTTTGTTACTATAACATTAGAATTTAATTTGCCTGTTCGTGATGGTTCTCATCCAAGATTGAAAACCTTTACCCTTGAGAAGTTTGACAAAGGGGTCACACTTGTATCCCAAAAATGTATCGAACACATCAGTGTCCTCTGTCGGAGACACGCGAATTTCGGGGTTCTCGTTGATGTGTTGGTTAATGATGTTGTAGGCAAAGGCAATCTCCTTGAGGGTCTCGGCTCCGGTGATGATGATTTTTCCTGTGGAGAAGATGCTACAGGTGATTTCTTTCATATCTTCGGAGGGTTTGAACTTGATTTTGACTGCGGAGTATCGGTCTGGTTCGAAAGACACTTTGAAAATGTCGTTGTACTGCTCGAACCAATCGGCGACCTTCATGAGGTTGATGTTGTAGTTGAGGCTGAAGTTGGAGTTGATCATGACCACACGGAACGAATCGATGGGAACGTTCACCTTCAAACCCAAAAAGGTTTTGAAAATGTGGACCAATTGCGTGATGATGCGTTTACAGTCGAAAAGGTCACAGCACCCGGCGACTTGAATGCTTCCGTTGGGAAACACTTTCACGGATTTGGTGCTGTACGTGTCGTTGTAGGTGAGCGTGACCTGGTTGTAAAAGGTCGTAGGCTTGAGTTTCCATTCGAAACCGTCGGTTTGCGTACCGGAACGACGCATTTTATACGAACCGATTTGCTCGAATAAAGCTCGAAGTCGCTTTATATCGATGTCTTGGATAAAGCTCGAAACCATGGTGATGGTCGTAATTTTGACCCACGAAGGTCGGGTCTCATCGGGAAGAGCCTTTCGTATCTCATCGAGAGTCAAGAGATACGAAAAGCTATTGTTAGCAATCACAGAATACATTTTTGAACATAAAAAGTATTTTAAAGAAGCTCGACTTAGGTGTCCGTTTAAGGAATTTGGTACTTGAAGCTAACCGGAGCTGGAGTATTTTCGTCGGCCCTACCCTTCGAGGTCGTCAATACTTCTTTACCGTTTTCCTTAATCGTCCATCCCGGGACGTACTTAGGCCTGAAATAATCAATTTTGAACTTCTTGACCTTGGTGGAAGTGGTCACCGTAAATACCTTTGTACCAACCTCAGCCTGACCCGCTTTCCACGCGGACCACGATACATCTTTATACTCTCCATCCGCGGGTTCGGGATCGATCATACCGTAGTTATCACCTTCACATTCATATCCCCCTTCCTTACTGTTGCACTTAGCCCACTCGGGTTCTTCATGAATCGTGAGTTGCTCTGGTGTAACTCGAACATCATCAGCTTCGATATCGGTGATGTGAATGTTAAAATCCTTGGTGCGATACGGTTGTTCCGCGACGATGAAATCGTACACGTACTCAGTGGGCTGGATAGGGGTGGAGGTCGTGGATTCTTCCGGGGTTTCGCTCCCACCCATAGCACCGGCTAATAGACTGGAGGAAATGCAACACATACTGAGAAGACCGACACCTGCTAACATAGGTACCGCGTTGGCCATTTTCTTTATAATACTTAGAGATAAAAGTTTAGATAAAGATAATGACATCGTTCATAAAGTCTGCCAAGCATGTCATAGATGTTGAATCTGATCTTTCATACGTTGAGATAGTCTACGACAGATACTTTCGTGGTAAGGGGTACTCCACTTTTACGGATTACATAAACACCGAACCCCTCGCGGACTGGGTATCTCTAGATTCGGCCACCAATTCTATCCCGTACGACAAGTTTCTCGACACCATGGTCAAGAGTACGTTCGAGGTCCAACAGCGCATGGCAGAGCTTCTACTCGAGAGGATACTCAGTCTTAAGCAAAGTAACCGTGTTTACGTTCGCATCGTACACGGCATAAAAATTCTCGACCCAACATTCCAACCACCTCGAGTAAATATGGAGAGTGCTTGGCAGATGGACTTTATTCGAAAGTTCTGCAAAAAGGTTGTACCGAATATCATTCAGGAATGTACACAGGTATCCCGACTCAGGTACTTCTCTAACGTCTTAAAATTAATAGAACTAGGACAATAATAAGAGCGATGAGTATCCAACGCCAAGGGATCTTCCGGTTGGAAACCCCAATCTTTACCTTATTCTTAGGCTTTCCACACGAGAGACCGTAATCAATGTTACGACGTGGGTGGATCGTCTTATCTAACTTACACGGAGTCCTCTCATCCTCACAAAGAGCTAAATCACAGAATACACTTTTCGTGGGTTCGGGAATACCCTTGCTCGGAGGAATTTCCTGAAAATCCTGAAAATCACCCGTCTGTCTCACACCTCCTGGAAGGGAAAAATCGTGTAGGACAAAGGGGTTGATGTCATCAATAGCAGCCGCATCATTGAGCATAAACGTACTCATCTTGATATTACTTCAGATTATATTTTTTATCAGCCATCTTAGACCTATGTTCCTCCCACATCTTGTCCAGATCGACGTTTAGCATATGCGCGAGCTGAAAGAGGTAACTAAATACATCACCCATTTCCATCATGACGTCTGTACCCCTTTCCTTTTTCAGGTTCGTCTTCTTATAGGTTTTCTTGTACTGCCGAATGGCCGACGCGAGCTCTCCAACCTCTTCGGTCAGGAGAAGCCACACGGTATCTATGGCTGCACGATCCCATCCCTTCAACTTACATACTCGTTCCGTCTCAGCCTTGTAATAGTTTAAACTCATACTTATTGAGTAAACGTATTCAAACTTTAATAGTCTTAATTCAGGCCAATCTTATCATTGTACTCGATCTTGTTTCCGGTGGTACTGGTGTTTATAGGCCTATCCATAGGAGTGCTGATGGTATCGATATCCTTGGCATAGGCGATATATTGAGACACACCAGTCTGTATTTGGGTAAGGGCAGTCTCGATGACTCGGGTGTTCATAGCCTTTACCTGTTCG